ATCTTATTGGGGTCGGTCTTACTGTCCTTTAGCAAAACGGTGTTGCATTACATTGAATTTCGCTGTTTCCAATGCACCAATTACCTCAAAAGCACTAATCGTGTTCGGATAATTTGGGTCGGAGCTGTCAATTCTTAACTGCATCCCAATACTTCCGTCTTTGTTAATCGTTCTTTCAAACACAAAGAAGTCCACTCTTTCCACGCCCTCAGGCAACTTTAGTTCCTCTGGGAACTGATTTACTGAATTTTCCATATACTTAACTTAAACTTGTTACACGCCTTAAATTACCATAAGCATCTCTGCTAAAAGTAGTCTTTACACTCCTTGGTGCATTCTCATCCGTAAATTGTGGATACCTACTGCTACTCGCATACAACTGAGAAGCCATATAAGCATAAGTCTGACTAAACAAAATATCATCATAGTGCTTTTTTAGATTCTCCGCTTGCCACTTTACTCCGCCATTTGGTGTCGGTTTCTCAACAAAAGTTTTTAACTGCTCAAAGGTTTCCTCAATAAATATGTTATCCGCATAGTTGTTATACAACTCGGTCATTTTATTGATAATCTTACCCTTGGTTGCCGACTTATTGCTAATACCTACTCTTGCCCCATCTATGTGCATCATAGGATTCAACTCCTTGTTGAAAATAACATTCTTGTCAAATCCCTTTCTCTCCCTAAATCCTATATAATCCGCACCAATGTTGTACTCAATTAACTCTGGAACACCCCTCCAATCCTTCTTGTCATAGTACAACCCCATCAATAAACTCTGCTGATAGCATTCCACAAAGTTTGTTACCCTCCAAAACAACTGACAACTAACCGTATTCCATTCAGCATCCCATATAGCACTCGCAAACTTACTATGCCCACTTTCTGTGTTAATAGGGTCAGTCCCCTGAAAATACCTGTACTTCCAATTCTTTTCAGGCTCATGGAACATAATTATTGGTGGATCTTCCTCCTTACTCATAGGCACGAATATCACCCCAACTACTTTGTATGGCCAATCATTAATATCCGTTGTAGGACTATTGGTGTCAAAAACAGGCTCAAACCTACCATAAATCGGTCTTGCACTTTCCTCCAAACTCCATATACGCTTCAGGTGTGCATTACAAGTAGCAATAGGAACTAAGGTATTCACACTCCTGATGAACATATCGTCAATATGAACAGGATATGCCGCATGAAATTGTGCTATTGTAGCCTCTCGGTCTGCCCCTTGTTTGCTATACGCATTCCTTTTCTCGGTTTCATAGAAATCACCCTGTATTCCTGGCTTACAAAACGCATCCAAAAACACAGGAATAATACCATACTTAAAGTTTCTGTCCCTCCAATTCGTTAGTGCTGCCTTAAACTCGGTTTCAAAACTATCCGTTTTCATTTCACCCCCTGTTCCCCACATAAACAACTGCCTTCTATACTCAATCCTCTTGGTTTCAGGATTAAAAATAAACATCGTGGGTCGGGATTCATTCACCATTTTGGTAAGTACGGGAATGTTTCCAATCTCATCTATAAGTACCAACTGCGGACTACCTGAGTTTACAGCAGTAGCACTTGGGGGAACTACCTCTATCTTACTATTTGCCCCTGCTACCCTACCCTTAACTTCTTTTAAGCCAAACTTCAACTGCCTTTCAGCATCACTAAAACTGCTTGGAACAAGATAGTGTGGAGTTTCACTTATGGGATACTTAATCTTGTCCTCAAATACACTTCGGGTTTTACTATCATCCTCACAAATGTACTTGGTAAACCACTCCCTGCGGTACATAGTCTTGGAAGCAGCACCCATTCCCAAAATACTCGTAATACCCAACTGCCTCATCTTGCCAATAACTACCGACAATCCGCAATCAAGTAAGTACAAAAGTAGTTTCTGTGCCTTGTAGGGTTCTATTCTTCTCCTGCCCCCATCAAAACTACCATCCTTTAACCTGCCATTCTTGTAAACATAGTACAGGCTATTCTCCTCATACCTACGCTTTTCTGACAAACAGAAATCTACCTGCTCGTCAATGGTAAGGGCATTGTTAATGTCATACCCTGCCATGTACCAATCCTCTGCCTGTTGGCAATAGATATTGAATTTAGAATACTCTGTGGCATAACTAAATCCCCTTGGAAACCAACTATCAACCCAACGAATAAATTGTGGGTCAAAGTCAAATTTATCATCATTCCTGTACGGAATCCAATCATCTTTCTTAATTACACCCCCTCGGTAAATAACCTCTACGCTTTCCTGCTCCTGCTTTTTCCTTTCCTCGGTTACAATTACCGTTGGCTCATTCTTGAACTTACCCTTGACAACCTCAACATGGTTATCACTAATCTGTTCAAATAACTGCTTGGTGTGGGTTTTGCCAAACTTTTTTTCTAACTGCTTGGCAATATACTTCTGTCTTTTTTGCCGTTCTTTCTGCTTGCGGTTGTAAAGTATTTCCCCTGGCATATAGTCAGAATTACTAACTACGCCCTGCCTTTCAAGTTCAACAACGAATGCAGTAGGCAATACACTTTCAGCCCCGTGTTCACTTAAAAGTGAATACAAGTCCCCTAAGTTCTCTAATAAAACTTTACCGTATTTGTCGTTCCCTGAAGCCATTTGGACTATTCTGTTTCAAGCCTACCGGAGTTCCGGGCTGAATACAGAAGAGCCATAGTGTGCTTAAAGAGTTCATCAGTTGCCCGAATGTCACTATCAATAGTGTTCTTGCTGTATTTGAAGTTCTCAAGTTCCTTCATCAAAGCAGAAACACCATGGACTATGAAATCAAGGTTCTCCACATCTACGCTGACTTTTAGTTTCCTTCCCGTATTTTCATCTATGCTCACCTCAAAATTTGAAGTGCGGTGCTTTACTTTCACACCTTGGGGTTTTACCTCTGTCATAAAGTTATATTATTACTTCTTGTTCAATACTTTCTCAATCCGCTTGAAAATTACATCTTCAGCAGACTGTCCATTGAGGAGAACACGAACCAAAATACCACCAAAGAACTTAATGTTTCTGGTGATTTTACGGACTTTCTCGTCAATTTCCTTGTCAGACTTAACGGTAATGGTACGAGCAACAATGCGACCATTCACATTAATATGAATTGTAACTGTAATAGGAGTGCTTTCCTTTTCAGTTTCAACAACGGTTTCGATATTTTTAGCCTTTGCCATAACAAACAAATTTTTACCAAAGGTAAGAAAAAATATTTTAGCAAAAATGTAACCTTTGTTTGGAATTGTCGTAAGGAGAAAATAACTTTGTTGCGTTGTTACGGTAGTGCGTAAACAATGTGTAACAGAAGAATTTGTCTTTGCTCATAAGACGATTGAATACCCTTGAGGACGCACTACCCCTTGAGGGTTTTTCATTTATGGTAGTTTACAAAATCACAAACACAGTCACAGGAACGGTTTATTTTGGTTCAACACATAGTTTTGGATACAGAATTTTGATTCATAAAGAGGATTTGCATAATAAAAAGCACCACAACTATAAACTTCAAAAGGACTATAATAAGTATGGCAAAGATGCTTTTAAGTATGAAATCATAAAACATTTCTCAACTAAAGATGATGCAGAAAAGTATGAGTATAAACTCATAAACAAGCACGAAAACATTTACAATATTCAAAAAGAATCTTATGCTTTCCCTGACCTTGAAGGTAAAACCAGAATGACAACATCCAAAAATGGATGCACAATAGTTTCAAAAAAGTTCACGCCTTACAAAAAAATTAAGAAGAAAAAGAAAAAGTCGAATGGTAAATCAATTGCTGAAAAGCAAAAAGAACGAGGACTGAAATTCAAAAGAAATGGAAATGAAATATAATTCAGTGTAACTTTAATATCAATATCACTAATAGCAATATGAATATAAGGCTTACACAAATTGACGGCAAACTACCAAACCTTGCCTTAATGAAACTTTCTCACTTTCACAAAAGCCAAGGACACAATGTATTTTTTGAAAGGTCAATAGTAAGGGGAATATTTGAGCCTGAATATGATGTGGTTTATGGAAGTTCAATATTTAGTACCTCACAAGAAAAAATTCAACAGTTCAAGCAAAACTTCCCAAACGCAATAGTTGGAGGAACAGGAACAGATGATAATAAAACAACTGTTGAAAGTGTAATTAACCTATCTGAATATGAATATTATGACTATGATATTTACCCTGATTTTGAAGCATCAATAGGATTTTCTCAAAGAGGTTGTCGGCTTCGTTGTAAATTCTGTGTTGTACCCAAAAAAGAAGGGAAGAATGTAGATAGCAACACTATCTATGATATTTGGAAACAAAACCCAAGAAATAAGAAAAAACAAATACACTTGCTTGACAATGACTTCTTTGGACAACCAAACTGGAAAGAAAAAGCAAATGAAATAATTGATGGCAACTACAAAATCTGTTTTAACCAAGGAATTAACATACGCCTTATTGATGATGAAGGAGCATCTTACTTATCAAGAATGAAGTTTCGTGATGATAGTTTTAAAAAGAAACGCATTTACACCGCATGGGATAATAAGCGTGATGAAGCAATATTCTTAAAAGGAATAAACTGCTTATTAGATGCCGGGATAAAGCCTAATGAGATAATGGTTTACTTTTTGTGCAACTATTGGGAAAAGGGTCTTACTCAAGATGTTTGGGATAGATTTAATACTATGGATGAGATAGGGCTATTGCCATATCCAATGATTTTTGAGAAATGGAACGCACCTTATGATTTAAAGAAGTTTCAAGAATGGGTTATCCGTGGTGGTTATCGTGTTACAGACTTTGGTACATTTTTGAGTGAAACAAAGAATCAGTATTTCAATAGAAAAAACAACCATGCAAACAAAACTCCAGCACTATTCTAACCCCCACTAACCTCCGGTTTCACCCCGAAAAGCAACAAAAACACGGGGTTCCCGTTTAACTTTGTAATATGAAATACATACTAACATTTTCAGGAGGCAAGGATAGTTTAGCCACGGTAATTTGGGCAAAGAAGAATTTGCCGGATTTTGATGTTGTTTTCTGTGATACAGGCTGGGAGCATGAAACTACTTACCAGCATATAAAGCAGATTGAAGAATGGATAGGAAAGCAATTTGTTGTCCTAACTAACGCAAAATATCCCAATGGCTTTATAGACCTTTGTATTGCTAAAAAGCGGGTTGCAAGTACTAAGGCGAGGTTTTGCACCGATGAATTAAAGATTAAGCCTATGATTGACTATTTGCTTTCTTTGGAACAGGATGTTACGGTGATACAGGGTGTGCGTGCCGAGGAAAGCATAAGCCGAGCAAATATGAAAGAAAAAGACGAGTATTTCCGGTTTTACTTTGAGCCAAAGAAACACGATAAGAATGGGAATCCTGTCTATGATTCCTACCGGAAGAAAGATGTGGTTAAATTCTTAGATTCTTATGATTGTGATGTGATAAGGCCAATTCATAAATGGACTGCCTCGCAGGTTTTTGATTACATTTTTGATGCCGGGCTAAAAGGAAATCCTTTGTACTATCAGGGATTCGTAAGGGTTGGTTGTTTTCCTTGTATTATGTCTACGCACGGAGAAATTAAGATACTTTGTGAAAGATACCCTGAATACATTGATAAGATACGGGAGTTAGAAAACAGTATTGGTAGCTCATTTTTTCCTCCATACTACATTCCTGAATGGGCTTGTACGGGAATATCAAAGAAAAAAACAGGTGAAAAAATGAAGTTTCCTTGGATTGATGATGTTGTTAAGTACATTCAGGATAATCCAAACCAAGTGGAGTTATTCCCGAAAAACAAGGGTTGCCAATCTGTTTATGCTATTTGCGAGAGAGCTTAAACCCCGTATCTTTGGAATCATGAAAACATCCGATAAAAAACACGAGTATTCCCTGAAAATATACAATGGCCGGGTTAAGGTTTATGTGGACGGATTTGTAATGTTCTCGTTTAACCAAATAGACTTTGCCTGGTATTATGGATTTAAAGATTGCACCGACTTATTTGGCATTACTATATACCTAAACAGAGAGAAGGCAGGTCCTATGGAAATGGATATTTACTTCAAGAAGAAACAGACTTGGTTGGATATATTGAAACTCCTTGACGAAAACCTGTAACCCCTAAACCTTCCACTTACCCAAAGGGCATTCCTGATTAACCAACCAACACTTGCCCCTAAGCTTACCTACTTGTGCAATAAGAAAGCAATCACAAGCCATACACTTGTCCGCCTTACTTACCCTCTCAGGATTGTGCTTATTCGTCAATACATTAAGCCTGTGAGGACACTGCCTACATATTTCCTTCCTGCGCATATACTCCTCATTACTTACATAGTTCTCCTTCAACATATCCCCTATGCCACTTACAAGATTCTTTGCCTTATCACGGATGCTATAATTAATCTGTCCGGCAACTAAGTTCCCCTCTATAATATTACTCTTTTCTGAACAAGGTCGGCACACAGGCTCTTCTTGGATGTTATTGGTTTCTTCCATAAGGCAAATTTAATACTCATCATTAACTTCATCAAACCCATCTACCTCAATACTCATAATGTCCCCGTACTTTTCAGCCACCCCCGGTAACTCGTAAATCTCCCCAGTCTTAATCATATGCTCTAACATCTGCTCCGTTTTCTTCGTAACAATGTTCTCCGCAACACTCTCCGTTTCCATAAACCGCAAACTCAAATACTGCGTCCTCCTATCAGGCATTAACTTAACAAACACCCCTACCTTACACAGCCTACCACCGAACTCAATAGGAAGCCTCAACAACCCTATAAAGTCCACATCATACTTCCCGTGCTTCTTACTATTACGATTGGCAAACCCCATCCCAGGGTTAATATGAGAGTAATACTGATCCAAATCTGAACCAGTATTCTCATCATAAAATCTACGCCTTAAAACGGAAGGTCGTCTCCCGTAGTCGGTGCTGAAGTTCCATGGCCCGTATTGTTCGTTGGGACCGATGCTCCAGTTCCTATACCTGAACTTGTCCCCGATGAAGTACTCGTGCCCGTACTGCCATTGCTTGTTGAAGAACCACCACGATAGAATTTCTCCCCCACCGCAGACACACCTCCACTATGCCATACTCTGCCACTCTTAGCCACACGAGCCCAAAAGCTCAACTTCATCATAGTCCCTGCCTCGTAAACCTCTCCCTCCTCCGTTACAATCTTAAACGGAAAACGACACACAACCTCTACCGAAGGCTTCCTTTCCTCAGGATTACTGTGGTTAATGTTAATGGTAGCCTGCCCTGGCTTAAGTCCCAAGTGGAACTCCGAGTACAATGTTTTCTCTGGTCTCATAATATTACTTACTTTAAACTTGTTACAACCTTTGGTAAGAACATCCAACAACAGTCTGTCCTTAATACATCCAACATACTTAACTTACATACACCCTTCTCCGCATCAGCCCTATCATACAAATTGCAATTCACACACCTGTCCCCTAAGTCATTATCCGACTTCCCGTTAAACTCATTGAACGCAACATCCGTAACCCACTCCATATCCTTATCACTTAATTCAAGTATTTCTGTCATATCTCCAAATTCTTATTAAAATCAACCTTCCACTTCTCAATCAAATTCTTCCGATTCCTATAATCCGCCATATACACCACAATAGGATTCACAAACAAACACCAACCAAAACCTCCCATTGCCTTCCTTAACAACCCCTCATCCGCTAACTCCTTACACGCCCTATAATACCGCTTGTCAATGTTGTAATCCGTATCATCTACCCTCATAAACGCTAACCCCTTCACCTTAATCTTAATTGGCTTTATATACACATGAACCAACCCATCCTCAACATCACTACACAAAACCAAAGCACGAAGCAACCTCCAAGCATTATCACTTAACCCAAACAACGAAACATGTGCTTCCCCGTACAACCTCATATAACTAAAGTGGTCAATGCACATATTATTCAACCTCTTCTCGTAATTAGCATCCTTCGCATTCACAAAAACAAAAGTACAAACTAATATACAAAGTTACAAAAAACAGGACAGAAAGTGTCAGAGTAACCCCCTTTTTCGGACAGAAAGTGTCCGATTTTCGCAAGTTATGAAATTAAACACAAACATAAACAACTGAAAACCACCAATTTAATTTTTCAAAATTCCAGCCTATATTAGTCTAGGGAAACACCAAACAAACAATTCCGCTGATCCTTTCTTTTACACCTACCCTACCCTCCCGCAAACCAGTCGCACCAACCTGTATTTCCAACCAACTAACACGCCCAAACGCTACATTCACGAATATCACGACATCCCCTACTACACATTCGCTCATTCCGCTTTTTGGGCTGTAAACCACATAAACCAACAATACCCCAACCACAACTCAACATCAGCCCTCAACCAGCCGCTTTAAA